TCTGTGTAAATGATTTGTAATTGAGTTTGAGAATAAACTTCTCAAGGTATTCTTGATAGTCTCTACTCGCTGCATCCTGATTGACAAGGTCACCATTGCAATAAATTTCAAAGATGTTAGGTTTAATACCACGAACAATCTTATATGATTTGTTACCGGTATCAAATTCAACCTCAACGACACAATCTTTATTATTGATTGAGTTCAACAATTGAGGTTTGTTGATATCACGGAATGGTTTGCCAAATAGACCAAAACACAACGCATCAAGCATTGTGCTTTTTCCAGAACCGTTCTCACCAACAACCAAAGTGTTGGCAGTATTAGAAAGGTTGATTTCAGTAAAATAATTACCAGTGGAAAGAAGGTTCTTCCACCGAACATATCGAAATAATATCATTCAGCTACTTCTGTATTCAATGCTTCAACATACAATTCTCGCATCAAAGTTTTAAGTTTTTCGGGTTCAACATCAAGTGTTAGATTATCAATATACTTGGAAAGTATTGTCATCGTATCTTCTGCTTGGTCAATAATTTCTTGGTCATCGTCAACAAGTGCATCACTAAAATCTTCCACAATTGATAAGTCTGCTACACTTGCCTTGTAAAGGTTATCTACAACATGGTCAAACAAATAAGGGTTTTGTTTGTTCAATACAACTACCTTAACATAACATTCTTTTAGTTTGTTGAAGTCGTATTGTTTCCAATCTTCAAAGGTTGATTTGCCATCGTCATAGGTAACTTTATGAAACATTGAAAATGTGTTCTGCACAAAATCAAGTTCACGGGTTTCAGTATCAAAGATATGAAAACCTTTTGGGTCGTTCCAATCTGCCCATGTCATTTCATAAGGCGTACCAACATAGGTAATATTACCATCAGTTGATTTATGATGAAAGTGTCCAGTTAAAACGATATCATACTTCGATAAAAGCTTTTTGTCAAGGCCTACATCACAAACATTGCCACGATCCATTTCAAAACCGGCAATCTCAAAGTGTCCAAAACAAATTTGTGCCTTAGATTCTTTCATCTGTTCGAAAATACTATCCACATTACTATCGCAAATCCAAGGCACCACATCAATTTGAATACCATCAAAATCTACTGTGGTAAAATCTTCATAGATTTCTATGTTATGGTATTCATTCAACAACAATGAGGGTGAGTTTACTTCAAGGGTGTTCTTGTATGCAACATCATGGTTGCCAATTAAAGTATGAAGTGTGATACCTAGTCGTTCACATTTTTCGAAAAAATATTTACGAGACAGGTATAGAGAATTGAAGTTGATAAACTTTCGTCTATCGAACAGGTCGCCCATCTGAAAAATAACTTTGATATTGTTTTCAATCAGATAGGGAAAAAATACATCGTCATAAAACTTTTGAAAGTAGTTATGAAAATCTAACGAATCACCTCTGGCGCCGAAGTGTGTGTCACCCAAAATACATAATTTCATATTAATCGATTTTTAAAACCTTCTATTTCATCTTTCAGTTTAAGTTTTTTCTTTTTTAAGTAGGTAACTAATGCATCGTTACCATACCGTTTTTCTTCTTCTTTGATTTGTTTTTTCAAATCATCGTGGATTTCTTGGAGATGTTTTATATGATGTTCCACTTTTAATCGATCCATTTTATCTCCTTTTTGAGAGGTTGTCAAGTTTTATTCAGGCAAATCTTCTTCCATAAACTTTTCTAAGCCTTTCAGCTTGCTTTCCTTTTTCTTCCTTTTATTTTCTTCAAAGTTATAGATGAATTCGGAAATGTTATCATACAGTTCAAACTGTCTCATGTTACCATCGGCATCTTCAAACATTTCATGTTCATCTAAAATGCCAAACTGTTCTGTTGCCTTATACTTCACATAAAGTTGTTTCTTCTCTTTCATAATACGGCGAAGAAACGCATAGTAAATAATCTGTGTGAAATAGGCAAATGGGTTCTTTGATTTGTCGGGGTCAAAATTCCTAAAATACATTAGGCAGTTTTCTATTCCGTCTGCGACCATTTCATCACGGAAAGAATACGATATGAAATTTGGCTTGCGTGACAAGTGGTCTGCAATCTTGTAGAAACACTCTCCAATATAGTTTGGAATTTGTGGGTCTTGTTTACCTTCTTTCTTAGCAAGGTCACATTTTTCACGGTAGTCAATTAACGCACTTAAAAAGTCGGCGTTGTTTACATAGTGGTTGGATTTTTTAGTCATAATATTTACCTGTTTTTCTATTGACAAAAGGCTTGACACAGCGTATCATCATGGTGTTCCGTTTGATAATTAATGTATGTTGTGCTTCTTCTTTTCATTAAGTATCTCATATAATTCCTCTGCATCAATTTCCTCACTCTCGTCATCTTCTTCACCTTCATAATCTTCTTCTTCAAGGTTACTAAACCTTCTTGAACTTTCCATTCTTTGTTGTGCTTCAACAACAACATTGCCATAGTAATCAATCAAATCTTCTCTAGGTTCTATTACAGTAAGAATATCTTCTTGGTATAGAATGGCATTATTTTCTTTTATAATTTCAATTGGCAACCAAGGCATCAACATCATTACAGTTTGACCTGTAGGTACTCTCCTAAAGATGATATGCATTGGGTTGTCTAACATCATCGTTTCGTTTTCATCATCAGAAATGATATCTGCAATAATATCTTCACCACTTTGCAATCGAACAATTTTGATATTGTTATTAGGTGTTGTCTGCATTTTTTAGCTCTATATTGTAAAACTTGTAGTTAAATTTTTCATCATCATATATTTTAACACGCTCGATGAAATGTTTCAATGTATAATTGGCAAATTTGCCTGTTCTAAAGTCATCTACAATATCAAATAAAGTTGCCTCAGTTTTATTATCACCTATGCGAAGTCCACGGCCGATAGATTGCAAGTTACGAACCCTTGATTTAGAAGGACTTGAAAAGATGATGTTGTGTAGGTTGCGAATGTTAACGCCAGTAGAAAAAGTGCCGTAAGATGCCACAATAATGGCGTCTTTTTCTTTTTCAGTAATTGCACGGACAGATTCCCGTATTTCAACATCGGTGCCGCCAAAGACAAAAAATACATGCCTTTTGCTTGCATTTTCTTTAATGATGTGGTGTAAATCTTTTCCATGTTTCTCGACAAATTGGAACAATATAAGTGTATTGCCTTCTAATGATAATGCCAAGTTTTTAATAAATTCATTTCGTGCTTTATTCTGCACAATAAAGTCAATCTCTGTATTATAATCCCAATCACGAGCCATTTTACATAGGTGTTCAGGATACTTTAGAATCAAACATTTAATCTTAAAGTCAGCAAGTTGACCTTTTTCAATCAACTCTGAAGTGGATGTTGCTTTATAAACCGGTCCAAACAAACCTTCTAAAACAAGTCGATGTGTTTGTGTACCATCTAAAGTGCCAGTAGTTCCTATCCTGTATTTAGCGTTTGTGCAACCTGAAAGAATGGTTGTCAATGATTTTGCTTTGAACTGATGTGCCTCATCACCAAGAATGAAATCGAATTGTTCAAAGTATTCTTTGTCGTTTTTATAGATTGATTGCCATGTAGTAATGGTCAAAAACGAATTGGTATGTTTTTCTTTACCTGAGTATTGACGATGGCAATATTGTTCTGAATCGTAACCGTATGATGCAAAGTCACTATACATTTGTTCAACCAACGATGTGGTTGGCACAATTAGTAGTCCTTTTTTATGTTCTAATTGTAGGTGTCGAACAATGAGGTAGAGAATTAAACTTTTGCCACTCGCAGTTGGAGAAAGCAATAAAATACGCTTGTTGCGTATCGCATGAACAAAAGATTTAAGTTGATAGTCTCTGACTTCATGTGGTAGTCCTAGAGTATCGATGAATTGTTTTGCTTCAAGTAACGAGTAGTTCTCAGTAGATGAAACATCGGAATCAATCTCTAAAGAGTATTCTCTTTCATCACAAAATTTTTGAATATATGGAACAAGACCGTGATAGATGGTAAAAGACCGCA